TACAATTACGTTTTACGAAGATGGTTCAAAGTCAATCGATAACATAAAGAAGAAAGACGCACTCGCACACTTTCAAAAAGAATGTGGCGGATACGTAGAAGCAAAGATACTTCCTTCTTTAGGTATTACGTTGTGGTTTAACGAAGACGCACGACTTGATACAAAGAAGTTTCTACCGAACTTCAACGCAACACGACTATGGGTTCGTGCGTTTGGCAATACAGACAACACAGTATTGCTTGGCAACGTAGTCGTATCAGCAACTGAAACAGATGAGCATGGATACCCAACCTCATTGACCCCTGAACAACTAGCAGAATACATGGAGGAAAACTAATGGTGACACTAATACCAACACCAGCAACACCAGCAACACCGCCTACAAAAAATCGCCGTATGACGCTTGATAAGTGGCAAGATACTTACAAGCCAATCGGTAACACACTCGTTGAGAATGCTTCATGGCAAGATGAAAATGGAGTAGGGATTCTCTTTGAGACCTACGGAGAAGAGCAAGCCTTTGTTTACGCTTGCGATTATCACAACGTATGGACACTTGTTGACGGCGATAACGGAGGCACATACATCATCAATGGTCGTGCATTCGTAAATCGTATCGGTTACTTCATTACACCACGTGCTTGGAAAGATGAAGACAACTTCTGTATAAAGGTTTCGTCATGAATACAGGCGAACTAAGTACTGGTACACCAACTACCAGTAAATGCTGTAAGGCTACAGAAGTATGGCGTGACTGCGAATTCAAGGGTCACGAAGAAGGGTGCTTTGTCACCTACTGCGAAACATGTAACTGGGTCACATATCGTGACTGTATCGAAGGGAGAAAACGATGAGTAAAGAAATGCCAGCAAATGCAAAAGAGTTTGTATCTTCTTTAAAGCCATTACAGAAGATTGATTATCTAATCGCTGTACTACATGCACAAGAGGTCGAAGCAGACTCTCTTAAAGCAACTGTTGCTAAGACACTTGCAAGTCAGTATGACGTGTTTAAAGATGACCCTGATTACGAAGACATGGAACAAGCAGAACGTGACATCAAGTCAGGAATGCTTATCCAACTTTCCAACATCATCGAAGAACTTGGCAGAGCGTTAGAGGTTGAAGACTTCAATCAATGGCGATTCGACTGCGGTATGCGTGTCTGCGGAACTCCGCAGGTAGGTATCTGCGACTGGTGCAAATCACAATCAACTCAGGAGGTAACAAATGGCAATTAAACCCGACCTAAAGAAGTTTGAAGACGGAGAGATTCGTGACGAGAACAAGGTCTACATCGTGTGGAGTTATGAAGACGTTATGTCTTTATGCCCAAATCTTTCTGCCGATGACGCAGTAGAAGCACTACGTCAGGTTGGAAGAGGACTCAATGAACGCTCAACTGAAGAAGGTTGGGAGATTCTTGAATGCTTATTAGAGATGAGAGGTTACAAAATCGGAGACAAGGAGGAAGTCAATGCCTAGAGACCTAATACCAACGCTTGAAATAGAAGAAGCCGTTCTTGAAGTAATCAGAGCGGTTATCGTTTGGAACGATGACCCAAGCCAACAGAAGCATGAAGTTTCTTTTGGAATTATTCCTGACGGTTGGTCTAACAAATTAGATAAGCACCCAAAAGACGAAGAAATCTTCTTTTGGCTTTACCCCGAAGAAGAACTCTTCGTCGGATTCAACAATGGAGAATGGACGGTGGTGTCGGTATGAGTAACAACAATGAAGCAGAGGTTCATTACGCAGAAGGTCTTCGTATGCTTGCGGAGGTCACGAAAATGCAGGGAGAACTATTCCGTAGCCTGTTGGCTAAGGGATATATGCCCCCACAGATTACGGACTTACTTTCTTTTACCTTTGGGATAACTACGTCCGCAGAAGCCCTAACCAAGATGATTCAGGCTCAAACCGAGATTCTTGTGGCTAAGGCTGAATTAGGTAAGATGTGACTACTACAGGAAAGGAGCAAGACATGGCAACATGGTTAACGACTAAGGACATCGCTAATAAGACTGGACTTAGTTACCACACGTTAAAGAACTATGCCCATAGAGGGTTGAATGGAATGCCAAAGCCCGATAACTACTTTAGCCGAACGCCTGTTTGGTCTGAAGAAACTATCGACGCTTGGCTTAAGGACAGGAGAACCCTGACACGTAAACAGAAAGAGCCAACGCAGGACTAAAGAACTAAGAGAGAGGAGAGCCAATGGCTTACGTCGTTGCTAGAAACAAACGCTACACAGGTTATTACAAAGACAGTCTTGGCAAGACTAGGAGTGCAGGAACTTTCGGCTCAAGAGCCAAAGCCTTGAACTCTGCACTTCTTGCTGAAGAAGGTATCGTCTCGGATAACCCTGAATTGCGAACAACTCTAGAAGCCTATTTAAAAGATTGGCTCTCTAGAACAGATGTTCGTATAAGTACCCGCAAAACTTATGCTGTGTCGTTAAAGAAGTATGTTGTTCCTTCTTTAGGACACAGACAAGTAACTACCATAACGAAACGTGATGTGCGTAGTCTCTTTGAGAAACTTCTTAAAGAAGGTGTAAGCCCATCAACGATTGCCCACGTAAAGATTGCTTTGGGCTCTGCGTTTCGTCCACTCGTAGACGATGACCAAATGCCAAGCAACCCAACGCATGGCGTTAAGGTCAAAGTGCCCCATGCAGACCCATTCACCAACCTAGAGCCTGACGACTTTAAGAAGATACTTAAGCACTTACCTACAGAAGGTGCTCGACTCTTTGCTGAGTTTCTGATTGCTAGTGGTTGTCGCTTTGGAGAAGCAACGGAACTAAGGGTAAAAGACATTAACTTTAAGTCTAAAGAAGTTTCTGTCCGCAGAACAGTAAGTGACGTAGGTAGTCAGCACAACAATGGTTCTCGTTATCTCGTTGTTCCGACTACAAAAAATAATCACAAAAGAACTATCGTTCTAAGTAGCAAATTGTTAAATTCGTTACAAAAATTCATATCTACGCACAAACTGACCACAAATGAACTCATCTTTTCTAGGGAGACTGTTACCCATAGTGTTAAACTATTGGTATCAGGAAGTCTGACAGAAAGGACTGAATCGAACTACACCGTTGGGAGCAAAGTCTTCCGACATGCAACTCCGTACTCATATAACGTCGGTGGGTGTAGGTGCGACCTGTGTAAACAAGCGGTCAACAAGTACCGTAAACAATACAGAAAGGACAAATCAAAGGGCAGAGGTGTCTCTAGAAGCAACTTCTCGGGTCATCTAAGTCGTGAAAGGTGGAGAGCCACTTGGAACGATGCCATAGAAAAGTCAGGTATTGGTTGGTATCCAAGAACGCACGACTTACGACATGCCAATGCCACACTTCTTTTGAAGCGTGGGGTTGACGTGCACGAAGTCAAAGAGCGTCTAGGTCATCAGTCAATCACAACAACGGAGCGGTATTTACACCGTATCCGTCACCAGCAGTCGAAAGCAGGGGAACTTGCGGACGAATACCTGTTGGGGAAAGGTGAGAAACTATGAAACTAACAAAACGCGGAAAAAAAGTAGTAACTGCAGTAAGTGCACTTATAGCAGGTTCGTTGTTCCTTAGCGGTTTTGCAGTCGCTAAAGCACTAGAGCCTGTTGTGCTTCAAGAGAAGGTAGTACAGCCAGTCCTGCTTTCCCAATCCCCAGTCGAGAAACAACTAAAGATAAAAGCCTCAGCAGATAGGTTAGAGAAGTACCGTAACAAGGTAAAACTCTCTCACTTAGAATGCAAAGGGCTTTTAAAAGAAGTTGGGTTTAAAGGCAAAGCCTTAGCACAAGCATGGGCTATCGTCATGCGTGAAAGCAACTGTCGCTCTCATGCCTACAACGGCAACGAGAAGACAGGAGACAACTCTTACGGAATCTTTCAAATCAATATGATTGAAGAAGTCGGAGATGCACGCAGAGAGAAGTTCGGCATGGTATCTAATGCGCTGTTGTTAGACCCTGTGACAAATGCCCAAATTGCTTATTACATGAGCAAGGGCGGAACTGATTGGTCGGCTTGGAAGGGTATGACCCCCCGAGCAAAAGAATGGCTAAAGAAGTTTCCAAAGTAATAAACTAAACACAAGCAAAAGCCTCTCCTCCGTTGGTGGTTGGAGAGGCTTTTGTTTGCTAAGATAAAACAAGGAGGTGCAAGTATGGGAAAACATCTAGACAAGATTCAGGCAGCCTTAGAAATTCGTAAGGCAAACATGCCAAAGGGAGCAGGATTCAAAACCCCTGGAAGCATGAACAAAAAGAAGACTGGATACATGAGTATCAAAGCCGATGAAGCCAAAAAGCGACTAGGCAAATAATTAAAGCCCCGATAGCCACGTGCTATCGGGGCTTTTTTTGTATCATTTTGGAATGGCTGATTTAGGTGCTTCACGACACGCAGGTGGTCGCTCTTTCCAACGCAACGTTACTTGGGAACATGTCAAACTTGCTTTAACTTCGGGTCGCGTTACCAAAGGCGAAAATGGGAATCTTGTTCACGATGTAAGAGACCCTGATAATGCAGAGCATGTCATTCGTGTAGTCACAAGCCCTGACAGAAAAACAATTGTCACAGCAATTCGCAGAGAGAATATGGGTAATCCTGCACAGTCTGCAGAACAAGCAAAGCAACGTGAGCAAGCCCAAAAAGCCAAAGCCCAAACTTCTGCACAACGTCAAGCAGAACAATTAGCCAAGAAGCATAAGCGGAATCCGCCTAAGTCTAAATAACAAAGAAGCCCTGCTAACCAGAAATAAGCAGGGCTTCTCGCCTTCCACAAGGATTTAAAGCGTATCAGGACTGATTGTCTTTAATCAACTTCACTTCACAAGCGTCAGTCGTACAGTAAGCCTCACCGATTGCATCAGAAGCCATTCCTGCATAGACACCGCTAAAGTCGATTGGGAACAAAGTCATCTTGCCCTCTTCATACTCTTCAGGAGTAATCTGTGTGTAAGGCATTTGAGGATAAACAGTATTTCCCATAGGCAAGAAACTAATCGTCTTTAACTGACCGTCGTGCATGTGAAGGATTGAAGCAATAGAATCTGCTTCCTTCTCAGGGTCGAAAGTCACAGTTACAGATACAGAGTTATCTGACCAGTAACGCTGAGTGACTACAGCAAGAGCAACCTTCTCATGAACTGAAACTTCTTTTTCAGCACGCTTTGCTTCTGTCTCGATTGGGAAGAAGACAACAGAAGTTGTTTCAGGAGATTCAGAAGCAGGTTCGACTCTGTAGTTAGCCATCTTGAAAAGCGGAAGCATTGGGTCAGAGTTTGCAAAACGGATTGCTCTGTTAAAGAACTTACCACCTGAAGCCCAATGCACTCCTGGAGATTCACCAGCAAGGATTGAAACTGTTCCTGAAGGCTTAACTGTTGTCATCTTGATTGACTGACGAATGCCAAGCCATTCAGAGTAAGACTCATCGTAAGCCTTAACTGTTGCGTAGCCTTCGTTAAGCCAGTCACGAAGCGTAGTCCAGCCGTTGTTGTCAGCGAAGTTTGCGATGCCTGAAATGGAAGTTCCAATACGACGATTGCGTTGCATGATTGCGTTTGTCTCTTCCCAATGCGTAGGAAGAAGCGTTACAGTCTTTGCGTATAGGTAAGCAAACTTTAAAGTTCTTTTGAAGTCTTCTAAAGAATCATGGCGATTGAGATAAGTCTCTACCAAAGTACAGCACTCAAAAGACTCAAGGCTTTGTTCTGCACAAGGGTTGTATCCAGCCACACGCCAGTCTTTGTTATTTGGTGGGTCAATGAGACGACCGTACTTTCGTGATACGTCCATCCACACAACCCCAGGCTCACCGTTACGAACAATGCCGTCGATAATCTTTGAGAAGTCAGAGCCAACCTTTGCTTCTACAGAGTTGTTTGACATCCAAGCCCACCCAGGATTCTTTGGGTCATAAGAGTTACGCTCAGGATAGACCTCTGCGTTCTTTAGGTTTAAGAAGTCTTCATCATCAATGCGACCAATAAGAAGTTCTGCAGAGCGACGGACGTTGCCTGATACAACACAGACACCAATGAGGTTTCCAATGTCAGCAAGGTCTCTTCTAGTAATTTTTTCACCAGAACGTCCCGCAAAGAGTTTGTTGATATGGTCATGCAACTTCTTTAGAGGCTCATGTCCTGCTGCCGTTCCTCCGAAAATTTTTATAGGCGAACCTGCAGGGCGAATGAGGGAGTAGTCAAAGTTCCAGCAAGGCTGTTCTGCCTTGAGGTAAGAGTTAATCAAAAGAACAACTGACTCAACCCAGCCCTCTCGGGTATCAGGGATTTCGTAGGTTTGACAGTTGGTGGCTTCTTTTGAAGGCTCGTAGATTGTGAATTCCTTGTCAGCACCCTTGTCATCAAACCCAACACCGACACCCAACATCGATGCTTCCATGAGGAAGGCGAATGGCTTGGCAGGGTTGTTCTTGGTCATCTCCATAGTCGAAACGAAGGCACAGTTCTGTAGTGCTGCGGAGTTACGCTGTTCGTTTACTAGGGGAGTTCCCATTACCCACAACCCACGTCCAGGTGGTGTCCACTTCAATTCAAAAAGACGTTCGTAGGCTTCTTTAGCCGAAGCCTGTGCCTTAGCGTCGTTCCATGGGAGGCGTTGGGATTTGGCGTGGTCTTTCTGAAGGGAGTACATGCCGTTGATGACACGCTCACAGACATCAGCCCAAGTCTCCTTAGTTCCGTCCTCTTTAAGACGGCTGTAAGTTCTTAAGAAAGTAATCTCCCCGACTGAGTTGCCAGCAGCATCTCTGTAGCCAAAAGGAGGCTTCTTGGAACGAAAGCCTGAGACGAATTCTTCGGATAAACGGAATGAAAATAAGGACACTTGGTAAACCTTTCGGGTTGGATTTTTGGAAAAGAAGAAGACGTATCAAAGCAGATATTGGAGTGGTATGCACCTGACAACAGTGCTCCACTTGCTCCCACCTTGTTCCACCCTCCTCCACTTACTGTTATCAGATAACTATTCGATGCCTTGCTGAATGATTTTGGTGGTCTCGGCTTCGTTCAAACCCCCATTTGGAAGGTCTTTTAGAGCCTGTGCTCTGTCACCAAAAATGGCTGAAAGCACACCTCCCGACGACTGTCGTTCGGCGGTAATCCTAATGAATTCTCGGTTCTCTTCCAACTCCTTCATGCCCTTGACCAACTTGAAAAGGCGGTCAATTTCTTGGGAAGTATTAGGGTCAGGGTAGCCACCGTTAAGTTCTTCAGCGAACCTAGAAAACGCAACTCTTGCTCCCTGCATCTCAATAACAGCATTTAATAGGGCTTTTAGTTGGTCTTTGTTCTTTACCTCAACTGGCAGATTAAAGGCACAAGTGTTCTGCGGTTTGAAGGCTGGGCAGTTAGAAGCGACGAAACAAGTGTCACATTGGCGTAGGGAAACGCCAGTACTTTGAACCATTGGAACGTCTTTTAGGACATCGTTTCCATCGTCATCTGTCTCGACAACGGTCTTCATTTTGTACCCAAAAACAGGGAGGCTTGTGACCTCGTTTGGGTCTCTTTCTATGACCTTTTTAGGCTCTTCTACCTCAGAATCTTTCCGCATCTCAAGGTCGCTGTTATCAGAAAGGTACTCCCCTATTTCCCCTAAACCCGATAGTAGGGGGGTATCGCTGTTATCAGATAATTGGGCATCGTTTTGCCCCTTGATAACGTGAAGGTCAGGGCGTTTC